GCGGCGGCGGAGCCCGGTGGCGGCCAATTTTTGCGGCCTCCTAGGCGCCTTTACGTGGGGAACAGGTCGTCAATCCCGTTGATTGCGCACAGCTCAGCGTGGCGAACGCGGGTGAGCAACAGGGACAAGCTACGTTTTCTTGCGCGAATCGACTTTTGGAATTCTTTTGACATCTCGCTGATGTCTTCATCCGACCACAATACGAACGCTTTATCGTACTTGGTAGACAACCGCTTAAATACGTAGTCGGCCCGTTCAGTCAACGTCGTCAAATGTCGATCGCCAAGAATGGTGTTGCACTCTGAACAGGAAGGCACAAGTAGGAAATTTGGTCGTAAAGACGACCTGCGGTCCCATAAAGGCGCTGACGACAAAGGGGGGCAATGGTCCAAGACTTCGGAAGGACTGCCGCAATAAAGGCACTCGCCTCTCGGTGCGTCCAACCTTCTGTAAAGGTGCCCGTACTGTTTCAGCAACAGCTTGCGCTCGGCATTTTTGCAAGAGGCCATTCAAAACTCCAGCGCCATCGGGGGTGTCTGCGGGGGCTTGGATGGCACAAGCTTTCGGGAGCTACCCTACCGCAGACACGGCATCCTAGCACGATCGCAGCGTGGCGGGGCGCGCAGGCCCCTCGGCGGCCCATCGACACGGGTAGGCAACCAACCGCCACGCACGGCGCCGCTGGACCGCCCAAGTCACAGTGCCGCGGTGGCATTTCTACCCCGGTAATAATCAGACACCCAGCGATTCTCATAGCAAATCTGCCACTGGTAGGCTCCCGTGTGGTTGTTCAGGTCCTCGCTAAGTCGTTGATTTCAAAGGAATTCTCTATACTTTTACCTTAATACACTGTAATAGTAGTAGTTGATGTACTACATTATTATGCATATGACAATAATAAATAATATTATTATATAATTGCATACATATCAAAAGCGTACATATACATAATAAAGTAGGTAGGAAGTGGCGACACCATGGGTAATCGGTAAAACACAAAAAAGACCCTACATAATGTGTTCAAAATCAACAACTTGCGACCACCCTACTTCCTACCCACACTCTGGGTTGCGCTAGTCAAACAGACGTGCTATGATGCAACTATTCCCCACTTCGGAGTGTGACATGAAGCGATACGAAGCCCTCAAGCTCGGGCAATTAAAATTCGAGTCGAAAAATCCTTGCCGAAAAAATCCAGAGCACGGATATTTGCGCTATACGACCAGCGGCACATGCGTGAAATGTACAATTTTGGCGTCAACAAAAAATTACCACCGCCGCGACAAGACAAAATTTCCGAAAATTGACCTGTTGCCGCTGCCAGAGCACATTGTTTCGCGTGAGGCTCCGATCGAGGGGAAATATTTCACCGGCAAGCGCTGCAACCGTGGACACCTCGCCTGGCGCTACGCCTCGACCGGCAACTGTGTGATGTGTCACGCCAAGGCGAACCCGCCCATCGAGAGGAAGGCCCTCAACGTCATCCGCGCCTTCAGGGCACTTGGCCCGGCGGTGGTGGTGTGGTCAGGGGACGAGCCGCCCGAGGGTCTGCCGCTGATCGACCGCCGCACCCTCGGCGCCGCGCCGGCCACGCAGACCCCGTGCTTCCTGCGCTTCCCGGATGTGCCGGGCATGCTGGAAATCTGCCGGGCGCTCCACATGACTCCTATTGACGAGTACGTCAGGAACCTGTAGTCTCACGCCCATGATCACCGCCACCCTCAACATCAAGCTCACCCACCCGCTCGCCCGGGTGCCCACCTACGCAACCGATGGCGCCAGCGCCTTTGATCTCTACTCGACCTCCTACGGCCAGGTGCCTGGCGTGTTCGACACCGGCGTGGCCTTTGAGGTGCCGCCCGGCAAAGTGCTGCTGGTGAACAGCCGCAGCGGCCACGGCGCCAAGGGCGTCCGACTGGCCAACAGCCAGGGGTGGATCGACAGCGACTACCGCGGCTCTGTCCGCATCCTGCTGGACGGCGCACCCATGACGATCAACCCCGGCGACCGCATCGCACAGGCCATGCTGGTTGACGCACCGCGCGTCGATCTGCAGGTTGTGGACACCCTCAGCGAGACCGCACGCGGCACTGGCGGCTTTGGGAGCACTGGGGCATGAGCAACAACACGCGCACCTCGGTGCCGGTAACCCAGTTTGACAACATTCGAGAGCAATGCGCCGTTGCGGCTTGGCATCACTTCATGGTGCCCCGTGACCATGCGTTGGCGACGGGTTGACCATCAACAACCAAAACAACAAAGCCACCCGCGGGTGGCTTTTGTCATTTCTGCGCCTCGGAATACCTTCGCCCGACCTCGCTGCGCTTTGTGATCGCGCTGTCCACGTGGCCGTGCTTGATGTAGAGGATGGGCTTCGCCGCGTCGGGCAGCACCGGGTTGTCCACCCGCCCGCCGACCAGCGCCGGGTGCCGGTCGTACCCGATGGCCTGCATCAGCTCCCGCCGGCGGTTCGGGGTGATCTTGGTGTCCACCCGCAACTCCTGGAGGAGTTGGCCGAGGTAGGTGTTGGACACCCAGCCGCCGCGGAAGCCGATGCGCCCCTGTTCGATGGCCTCGACGATGTGCTGCTCGATTGCCCCAAGGCTGTCGGCCACGGCCGCCTCGGTGCTGCTGGTGATCGGGGCACGCATGCAGTCCACCGCCGGGTTGTAGCCTGGCGGGATCCGGTAGGTGTGGAGGAACTCGTTCACCGCCGCCCGGCCCGGACCTTTCCACCAGTCGTACAGCCGAATGAAGTAGGCCGGCGTCATCCCGTCGCGCTCCAGGTCGTCGCGCTCCTGCTGCGCGCAGAACAGCGGGGCGATCCTGCGGTCGTTCCGGGTTTTCTTCAGCCCGTTTTTGTGGTTGGAGTTGAAGATGAAGTTGGCCACCACGTCGGCCATGGCCGCATCCACGCCCTTCAGTTCGACCGACTGCCGCGTGGCTGTGATCATGGGTTTGAGCACCTCAAACAGTTCCAGCTTGTCGTGCGCCACGAACACGTCCTCGACGCCGACGAACACCTTGCCGAACAACCACGAGTTGAATTTGTTGGATATCTGGTCGGCCCGCGGGATGTAGGTGTACTGGTGGCCAACGGCTGCTTGAACGCACAGGGTCATGAGCGACTTGCCGTTACCCTCGACGCCCTGCAGCAGCGGCGCCCAGGCGAACTTCACCCCCTGGTGCTGCACCACGGCGGCCATGTAGCTGAGCAGCACCTCGCGGTCGTGCGCGTTCGGCAGCAGGCGCTGCAGGTGGTCCAGGAACATGCTCACGTCACCCTTGGCGCGCTCGATCTTGGCGGGCACCCACATGTTGACCATGGTGATCCCGGCGTCGTCGATGACGGCCCCCGGTGTCTCGCTCGGCCTGAAACACATTTCCATGGCCTGCACGGGCCTGGACACCTGGTTGAGGGTCCACGCCTCCCATGCGCGCTTGGTGACGCGCTCGTTGGTCGCGTCGAGGCCGAAGCTGTAGCCGCCGTAGATCACGTCGAAGCGATCTGGCTTGATGGGTCGGGTGTTGCCTGGGATCACCGCGGCGTGCGCGTTGACGACGTAGACGCATCCCTTGAACAGGTCGGCCAACTGGTGGCTGGCCACGAATCCGCCGGCGAAGGTGGCCGGCTCATCCTCAGCCACGGGGGCTGCCGCGGCCGGGGCCTGGTAGACCTGGGAGCAGCCGCCGATGGCGCGCTTGGCCGTGCGCTGCAGGTAATCCTCGCGCTGCCATTTCTCCCGCACCAGGGCGCTGCGCTGGGCCAGCGCCAGCATCCGTGTGCCGTGCTTGCCCGTCCAGTAGGCCAGGTGCTGCATGAGCGCCGCGTCGGCGCTGCTGGCGTCGTAGGACCGCTGTTGCCCCCCGTGGTCGGGGTAGCTGCGCGCCAGGGCTTCCACGTTGCCGTGCCACAGGTCGGCAAAGGTGGCGCGGCCGGTGAAGGCGCCCAGCTTGCTGTGTGACGCCAGCATGCGCTGCAGAAGCTGCTCATCGTCGGTCGGACCTGACCACTCGGGCACCGGTGCGTCCGACAGGTCGTCCGAGGCGGCGCCGGTCATGCCCGGGGGGAAGTAGGTCGCCACCACGGCAGCCAGCATCGCAGTGTGGTCAGTGCAGCAGTCGCCCACCTGACCACTGCCCAGCAGGACGAACCGCCCCTCGTGGTACAGCTCCAGGCCGAGGGCGATGTTCTTGCAGCCGTGCGGCGGGATGGCGCCGCGGCCGAAGATGTGCAGCCCGGTCCCGCTGTTGGACAACTCGATGGCCGCCCCCGGGAACGCGGCGCACAACTGCTGGGCGAGGGGCGACCACTGGCCGCCTTGGGCCGCGCCGTCGATGTCCAAGAACCAGTAGCCGCACTCGGCGGTGAACACGAAGCCGATGCCCCACCCGGCGCCGCGTGCTGCTGCGGCTGCTGCGGCCGTGGGGTAGTCGGTCCACATGGCGCTGGACTGAGCATTGCCGACATCGCCCGTGCGCCAGTCGCACGGCAGCTTGTCCGTCTTGCCGTTGACCTTCGGTGCGATCCTCACCAGGATGAACTGGCGTAGCTCGACCATCCCTGCGAGCGGCAGGGGAGCTTGGATTGCCATGGGTCACCCCTTGGTGAGGCTGTCGGCGGCGCGGCGGCGCAGGTCTTCGGGGGCCTTCAAGGCGTGCGGGTCGCGCATGGCGAGCCCTTCCGCCACCAGCGGGAGGACCTCGCGCTCAACAGCGGCGCGCATGACCGCGCGGCGCAGTTGGTCCATGGTGGAGTAATGCATGGAGATGAGCGCGGGGCTCACTCCGACTCGTGCGGCGATCAGGTCTCGGGTGGCCCCGCGCAGCCCTTCTGCCACCGCGACGGCCACTGCTGCGTCGAGGATCTCGGCCTTGCGGATCGTCGGGTTCTTGCGGGTTCTGGTGCTCATGGTGCGGACTATAACTGACGGGCTGGTCAAGATGCAAACCCTGCGTCACCGCCATGGGCCTGGATGATCTGCGCCCAGCGCAGTTGTGCCTGCTCGTGCTCATTGCCGTGGTACTTCCAGCCGGCGTGCTTGCACTCGCGGGACCAGAATTGGCCGATCACGGTGCCCACCATCTCGGCGGTGACCGTGACGGGTTTGATGCCCACCAGGTCGGCGCTCTTGACGCGCTTGTTCACCGCGGCCGAGTCGTTGGCCAGCCCGAAGCGCACCGGCACGCCGCGCTGGTCCAGCAGCACCCCGACGTTGTTGCGCCATGCCAGCGTGCCGGCCTTGGCCGCGTCGAGGCGCACCTGGGCCTGCACCGCCGCCTCGCTGGTGCCGGCGGTGGCCACCTTCATCGGCGTGGTCAGCCGCTGCTGCAGGTCGGCCATGGCCACCTCTGGGATGCCCCACTGGTAGGCCCATTGCTGGAGGGTGTTCACATCATGCTCCTGATGAACTCGGCCGCGACCTGCGGGACGATGGCATTGCCGTAGCCGCGCAGCCGCATTACACGGGCTTCGGCAGTTTTCTGGGCATCGATCTCCATGCCGATACGGCTGCTCGGCACCAGTCCTCGGTGTAGCCCATCAACCAACGGGAAAGTGCCGGGTTCAACTGGCCGCCAGCGTCCATCCCGGCATCCGAGCCAGTCAGCAGCTCGCCAGAAACCGTCAGTCGGGCGGGTTGGTCCATCCTGGTCAGCGCCACGATCTGCCCCAGCGGTCGGCCCGTGTCCCAGGGGCGCGAGTCCTTCACCCCTCGGTGTGCATCCTGAACCGTGCAGGTCGGCCAACCCGCCAACCAGACCACCCGACCCAGCAGCGCATTCAGCGGCACATCCACGTCCGGGTTGCCCCCGTCCTTCCAGTCGCGTGTGGTCGGTGTCGGCCACCCAGTAGAGCCGCTGTCGGATGTGCGGGGCGCCGACGCCCGCAGCGCACAGATCTGCTGCCCCGACGGCGTAGCCCGATGCTTCCAGGTCAGCGTGTACAAGGTCGAGCCACTGGAGGCCATCCTTGCTCGCAACTTGCTCTCCAAAGACGACTGGAGGCTCGCACTGACCGATGAGCCAGTGGAAGGCTGGCCAAAGGTGCCGCTCATCAGAAAACCCAGCGCCTTTGCCTGCCGCGCTGAAAGGTTGGCAGGGGCAACTGCCCGTCCACACTGGGCGGCTGTCAGGCCATCCCGCCATTCGCAGCGCGAGTGACCAGCCGCCGATCCCAGCGAAAAAGTGGCACTGGGTGAATCCTCGCAGGTCACTGGGGTGCACGTCTTCGATGCTTCGTTCATCCACTTCCCCTGGGGCGATGTGCCCTTGCTTGATGAGTTCGCGCAGCCACGCTGCCGCGGCTGGGTCGATCTCGTTGTAGTAGGTGTTCATCCAAACACCGCCACCGCCAGACACACCACGCCGATCGCGCCCGGCAGCCAGGCGCTTCGGCGGATCTGGTTCGGATGCAGCACCATCGGCGTGTCCATGCGGTACGCGGACCACAGGGTCCCAAAGGCCATGGCGAGCATCAGCCAGGAGAGGAGGAATGCAGTCATGCGGTCACCTTGCATTGGTTGGCGTGGGCGGGAGGGGTCGGCTTGACCGCTGCCGGCGGCTTGGGTCGGGGTCGCGGCTTGGCTGCCGCGCACGGTGGGCACTCTGCCGGCACTGGTATCAGCAGTGGCTTGCAGTAGCGTTCGCTGCTCGGGCAGTCGAGGCAGATTTCTGCGGCGGCGAGCAGTAGGGTGGTGGTCAGCATAGGTCTTGGCGCACGCGCGCCTCCAGGTCCCTCGCTTCGGAGGCTCCGAGGGTTTGAGCCGTGAGAACGTCAACGCCGAAGCGCAGGAAGAATTCCTTCTGCCCCTCGCGCTCGCGGCCGAGGCGCCGACCAATGCCGCCCCACCGGGCCATGGCGTCCTGCAGCGCCTGCTGCGCCTCCAGGCGCTCAGCGTGGCGCTTGTTCAGTGCGCCGAGCGCCGGGCCGCTGAGCCCTTGGGGTGGCACGATGGTAGGCGCGTTGACCTGTTGCACTCTCGTCACCAGCCCCCGCAAAGCGGCGGGGTCCAACTCGTGCAGGTCGCCGTCCACCTGCTCTGGCGCGCTGCGCCCCGTGGGCTCAACGGCGTGTCCACAGTACGGGCATGCCACCAGGGACCTCTCGTAGGGCTGGGTGCACTCCGGGCAGATCCGCGTCGGGATGGCGTCGGTGGATTTGTTGGACGCCTTGCGGTCGCGGCGGTCGAGGGTCCAGTTGCGGTAGCACAGGTCAACCACGGTGCGCCCCGCCGCCTCATCCCAGCGGGCCACGGCGTGCCGCTGCACGTTTCCAACGTGGTCGATGAGCAGCGCGCGGTCCTTGCCTTCCATCAGCCGCAGCCCGCGCCCGGCCTGCTGCACGAAGAGGCCGAAGGACTGCGTTGGCCTGGCCATGCTCACGCTCTCGATGGCGGGCAGGTCGAACCCTTCGCCGAACAGGTCGCAGTTGGTCACCTGGAGGATCTCGCCGGTGCGCAGCTTCCGCAGGATCTGGGCGCGCAGCATGTCGGGCGTCTTGCCGCTGACACACTCTGCGGGCACGCCTGCGGCGCGGTAGGCGGCGGCCAGCTCGGCAGCGGCCTCGATGTCCACGGCGAAGGTGATCCCGCGCTTGCCGGCGGCGTGCCGCAGGTAGTGCCTCACCACGTCACCGGTGATGCTGGCCTTGTGCACAGCGGCCCGCAGCGGCTCGGGGCTCCAGTCTCCTCCGGCCGACACCGGGACGGCGGTCAGGTCCAGCGCGGCGGCCGGTGGGGCGAAAATGCGGTACTCGGTCAGGTGGCCCTCGGCGATCAGGTCTCGCAGCGATGGGCCGACTACCATGGCGTCAAACGCCCCGTCCGCGTGGCGGCCCAGACCCTTGCCGTCCGCCCGCGTTGGTGTGGCAGTCAGCCCGAGCCCGCGTGCGTGCGTGAACAATTTCGCGCAGGTGTCGAAGGTTGACGATTTGATGTAATGGTGTGCTTCATCTGTAACCCAAAGTGACACTTGCTTCAGCCACGGGTCGGACGGGTTGTGGCGCACCAGCGTGCCGACGCCGGCCACGCGCACCTTGGCGTTCGGCTCGTACCATTGGCGGCCAAGCTCGTACTGGTGGAGTTGGCAGATGGTCCGCACGACGGCCGGCGGGGCGATGACTGAGTGCCGAACACCGCTGCGCGCCAGGGCCAGGCTGATCTGGCTGACCAACTCCTGGCGGTGTGCCATCAGGCAGGCGGCCCCGCCGAGGCGATCAACGATCGTCGCCATCACCACTGTTTTTCCGGCGCCAACTGGCGCCACCGCGCACACGTTGGTGGCACCCGACGCCCAGGCGTCCTCAATCCCGGCGATCAGGCGCTCTTGGTACGGTCTGAGTTTGAAAGCTATTGACATGGCGGTCAGTAGACCACACAATGGATCCTCACGTCAACCACTGGAGCCAAGCTCACCATGCAGATCACCCTGAACCCCTTCCTCCTGACCGCCGATCAAGTCGTGCTGGTCGCCGACTTCCTGGCCAAGGCCGCGGGAGTCATCACCGTCTCCGATCGCCCCGATGTCGGCGCTCCGGAGACCCCGCAGTTGCCGCTGTTCACGGCCACGCCGCTGCCGGAGACCCCGCAGTTGCCGCTGCCGGAGGTGGTGCCGCCCGTCCCCCCTACATTGCCCGCTCCGGCGGCTACCTCCCCATCCCCTGTCCCGGCCAGTTCTGCCCCCGCCGCGGTCGCGCTTCCCGTTGCGGCACCTGCCCCGGACAAGCGCGGCCTGCCGTGGGATGAGCGCATCCACAGTGCCAACAGGACCATGAACGCCGACGGAACCTGGCGCCGCCGCAGCAAGATCGGCGACGACCTGGTGGCTCAGGTGGAAGCTGAGCTGCTCGGCCTGCCCCCCGCTCCCGCCGTGCCGTCCGCTGCCGAGCTGGTCGCCAAGATGAGCGCCGAGCCGGCACTGGTGCCCGTCGCCCCGGTGGTCATGCCCGTACCGCCCGCTGCCGCAGGTGTCACCTTCCAGTCGCTTGCCACCCGCGCCGGCCCGGCCATGGCGGGCGGCAAGATCGCGCAGATCAATGCAGCCATCGCCGTCCTCGGGGTGAACTTCCTGGAGCTGGGTCGCCCGGACAATGCTGGCCTGCTGCCGGCTGCCGAGGCCATGCTGGCTGCGGAGGGGTTGCTGTCGTGACCGCCCACGCCTTCCTCCCGCCCTCCGGGGCGGACGCCTGGGTGCACTGCGCGCTCTGGCCGACGATGAATGCGGCGTACCCTGATGTCAGCACGGATGAGTCGGAGGAGGGCACGGCGGCGCACTGGGTGGTTGCGGAGCGCACCTGGGGGGTCATCCACCGGGAAGGCGACCGCGCGCCCAACGGAACTGTGGTCACCAGGGAGATGATCCTCGGCGCCGACCTGTGGATGCAGGCCATCCGACCGCTGCTCGGGCAGGAACTGCACGTCGAGGAGACCCTCCGTCCGAGCCGGTACGCCCCCGAGAACTGGGGTACACCCGACCTGTGGACGTTCAACTCGGCCACCCGTCGCTTGGACATTGCCGACTACAAGTACGGCCATGGCCACGTGCCGGCCACCACGTGGCAACTGGTGGACTACGCCATGCTCGTGCTGGGGCAGTTGGACCTTCCGACCGACTTCGACATCGACGTGCACCTGCACATCGTGCAGCCGCGGTGCTACGACGCGGAGCCCCACCGCACCTACGTCACCCGGGCCAGCCACATGCGCGCCCAGTTCAACCTCATCACCAATGCTGCCGGCGAGGCCCGCAACCCGGTGCCGCTGGCGCGCACCGGGTCACACTGCAAGCACTGCCCCGGCCGACATGCGTGCGCTGCCCTGCAGCGTGACGGGTTCGCCGCGATGGACGAGGCGTTCCGCACGACCCCGCTGGAGTTGCCGCCGGCGGCCTTGGCTGTCGAGATGGTGCTGGTGGAGCGCGCACTGGAGCGCCTGAGCGCACGGGCGACTGGGTTGCGCGAGCAGGCCATGTCCAGCGCCAGGGCGGGCCGGCTCCCGGGCTGGACCATCGAGCGCGGCCGTGGCACGCGCAAGTGGGCGGGCGACCCGGTGCACGTCATCGAGATGGGTCGCACCTTCGGCATTACTCTCGCCAAGACCGAGGTGGCCGTCACCCCCGGGCAGGCCATCGCGGCAGGTCTCCCCGAGGCGATCGTGGCCGCCATCAGCCACACAACCCCCGGCCCTGAAAAGCTGGTTCCCGCCCCCGATGTCGCTGGGATCTTTGGAGTGCTGCCGTGACCGACCGTTTCATCAACGCCCGGTGTCACTACAACCAGCAGGTTTTCCGCGTGTGGCCAGACGGCACTGTTCAAGATATCGACGACGGCGACCCGTACTCGTGGATGTCGGACGACTACGTGCTGGTGTTCGCGGAGACACCCGACGAAGCTCTTGACACCTCCGTCAATAAGCCCTAGACTGAGCGCTCCCTTCAACCAACCGGAACCAACATGACCTCCGTCACCATCCTCCTCCCAACCGGCCGCATCGTGAGCGGCGACGTGTACGAAAAGCAGACCAAGGACAGCGCCGGCAACGAGCTGGTCTACAAGCGCGGCCCCAACGCCGGCAAGCCGCGCGACCAATGGTTCTTCGGCGTGGCCATCCCCAAGGTCGGTGAGCAGCACTGGTCGCAGACCCCCTGGGGTCAGCAGATCTGGGCCGCGGGCCATGCCTTCAAGCCCAATGCCGCCAACATGCGCGACTTCGCATGGAAGATCGCCGATGGTGACGACCCGTCGATGCACGTGGACAAGGAAGGTCAGCCGCGCGAGCGGAAGAACATCCGCGGCCACTGGTACGTTCGCCTGTCCAGCGGTTTTGCCCCGTTCGTCGCTTCGTTGGTTGGTCGCCAGCAGGCCGAGCCGGACCCCACGCCAGGCCTGATCTACCCCGGCTGCTACGTCCAAGTCCAGATCACCTGCGACGCCAACGGCGACCATCAGAAGCCCGGCGTGTACCTCAACCACAAGGTGGTCTGCCTGATCGGCTTTGGTGAGCGCATCGAAGGCGTCCAGCAGGACGTGACCAAGATTGGCTTTGGCGGCCCGATGCCTGCCGGCGCGTCCGTGGCGCCTCCGGGGGTGACTGCGCTGCCGGTGCCAGCCGCTGCTGCTCCGCTGCCGGTGCCAGCCGCTGCTGCTCCGCTGCCGGTGCCAGCCGCTGCTGCTCCGCTGCCGGTGCCAGCCGCTGCTGCTCCGCTGCCGGTGCCAGCCGCTGCTGCTCCGCTGCCGGTGCCCAATCCCGCCTTCCTCCAGGTGCCGGCGGTGCCCACGCTGACCGCCAAGGCGCCCCCCGGCGCGACCTACCAGCAGTTCCGCGAGGCCGGCTGGACCGACGACCAGATGCGCCAGCAGGGGTATCTGGCGTGATGATTCCCGCACCCCCAGCCGACTACGTTTTCGACAGCGAGGTTTACAAGAACTACACGCTGTTGGCGTTTCGCAGGGTGCGGGATGGTGCCGTCGTGACGTTTGAAGCGCACGACGGCGCTTCCTTTTCCCGAGACGAATTGGATGCTGTTGACGAATTGCTCGTCTCAAATCGCATCATTACCTTCAATGGGAACGGTTTCGACAAGTGGATTTTGGCTGCTGTCAAACTCGGATTGTCCACTGAGCAGATCAAGGATGTCTGCGATTCCATCATTGTCGGCGGTGCGAAGGGTTGGACCATCGGCTTGCCTGAGTTGGAGTTCAACCACATCGATCTGATGGAAGTTGCCCCTGGGCAAGGGAGCCTGAAGATTTACGCTGGGCGCTTGCATTCCAAGCGACTGCAGGATTTGCCGATCGCCCCTGATACCATTTGCACAGCAGAGCAGAAAGCCCAGTTGCGTGACTATTGCTGCAACAGCGACTGCGTGGCCACGATTGACCTGTTCCACGCACTGGAGCCGCAGATTGCTTTGCGCAACACGATGAGCCGGGAGTACGGCATTGATCTGCGCAGCAAGTCCGACGCGCAGATTGCCGAAGCCGTCATTCGCAAGCTGATCGAAGAGTCCCGCGGCACCCGTGTCTGGCGCCCGGAGATACCCGCTGGGACGACCTTCAGCTACACGCCCCCCGAGTGGCTGACGTTCGTGTCGCCAGACCTGCAGGCCGTGCTGTTGAAGGTGCGGGCTGCCAGGTTCCAAGTCGCTGCGAACGGCAGCGTGGAGATGCCTCCAGAGTTGGATGACTACGCCGTGCCCATCGGTCGCGGTGTCTACCGGATGGGGATCGGTGGGCTGCACAGCAGCGAGAAGTGCGTGGCGCACTACGCCGACGACGAATGGACGATTCTGGACCGGGATGTGGCATCGTACTATCCCGCCATCATCCTGAATTGTCATCTGGTCCCGAAGCACCTCGGCGAGATATTCCTCGACGTGTACCGTGGTATCGTCAACCGCCGGCTCGCAGCGAAGCATGCTGGCGACACCGTCACGGCCAACAGTTTGAAGATTACAATCAACGGCTCATTTGGGAAACTCGGCAGCAAGTGGTCGTCTCTGTATTCTCCCGACCTGATGATTCAGGTGACGATTACCGGGCAGTTGGCGCTGATGATGCTGATTGAGATGCTGCATCTGGTTGGAATTGATGTCGTCAGTGCGAACACCGACGGTATTGTCATTCGAGCGCGCAGGTCGCAGCGTGCATTGCTCGACGGAATGTTTGCATTGTGGGAGCATACGACCGGATTCCAGACCGAGGAAACCCAATACCGCATGATTGCGAGCCGTGATGTCAACAGCTACGTTGCGGTGAAAGCCAAGGGTGGCGTCAAGACCAAAGGTGCCTTCAACCTCGGGGAGAGTCCCCTGATGAAGAACCCGACGAATAACATCTGCCTCACCGCAGTTTGCGAGTATCTTGAGCGTGGCGTGCCTGTTGAGCAGACCATCGGTGACTGCCAGGACTTGCGGCAGTTTGTCACCCTGCGCAAAGTCAACGGCGGTGCCCAGTGGAATGGGGGGTATCTCGGCAAGACTGTGCGCTGGTACTATTCGACCGCTGGGGCATCGATCCACTACGTGACCAATGGGAACAAGGTGGCACGGAGCGACGGGGCGATGCCCGCGATGAATATGCCTGACGCCATGCCGACAGACATTGACCATGCGTGGTACATCCGCGAAGCCAACGACATGCTTCGTGATCTCGGAGTGCTGAAATGAAATACCCCCATCACGACCTCGTTCTCGCGTGGCTGTCCGGCGAGGCCATCCAGTACCTGGAGGATGGCATTTGGCGCGACATGCCATCCAAGGATGCCGCAGACAAGCTGCCACACTTCTACCGGCTGCACGAGTACCGCAAAAAGCCGGTGGTGCTGCGGTACAGGTTGGCCCGCGTCGGCTCAAGTGTCGTGGCGGTCAACACGCTGCAGGAGGAGCGTGTGCTGGCTCCGTGCGACTGGATTGGCGACTGGGTTGAGGTGCAGGAGTGAGTCGCATCGAGGACGACGCCCGGGTGCTGGCCTACTGCCGCAGCGGGGTCAGCGATCGGTTTCTGGAGCAGCTCTTCGATATCGACCGGGCGACCCTCGTGCGCCGGTTGGAGGGCGCGCAGAGCCACCGTGTCGAGCGCGGTCAGGGCAACACCCAGTACCACATCTACGACCTGCAGGAGGTGGTGCAGCGCCTGGCTGCCATGGATGACGACGCGCTCGTCGATGTGATCACCAAGATGCGCCCGGAAGATGTGCCGGTCAAGCTGCAGAAGGACTTCTGGGCGGCCATGGCCACCAGGCGGAAGTACGTCGAGGAAGGTGGCGACCTGTGGCGCACCGAGCGCGTCCTGACCGTCTACAGTGACCTGCTGAAGACCGTGCGTCAACAGGTCACCCTCTTCGAGAACAACCTGGACCAGCAGGATGCCCTGACGCCCGCCCAGCGCCGCATTGTTGTGGCCATGACTGACGGCCTGCTGGAGAGCATGTACCGCGCCACGCGAGAGCACTTCAAGAGCTATTCGTCCTATGACCACGACCAGTTGCTTGGGGAGGGCTCCGGTGACCCTGCGTGACGACATTGGCGCACTGCTGGCCGACGCCGGGCCGCTGGGTAGCGCCGAGATTGCCACGCGGCTCGGGAAGCTGCCCCAGGTGGTCAAGCGGGCGCTCAAGGGCGCCCCTGGTATCCGCGTGCACTCGTGGGAGCCGACACGCACCTACCCCCGACCGCTGTACGCCATTGGTGACGCCCCCGATGCCGTCCGGGCACGCCCGGCGACCCAGGCCGAGCGGTCTCTGCAGGGGCGCTCGCGTCGGGCGCAGGCGGGCCAGAGTGAGGCGTCCAGGAAGCTGGTGGCCTGCCAGGTGAGGATTGACGTGGACCCGAGGGAGGCTGCGCTGCGCTTTGACCCGTGGGTGAACATGCTGAGAGGGATGCGACGATGAGCATGCAGCGCAAGCACCGGCCCGCCGAGGACGGCCCGCGCGATGGTTACGACCACCTCGGCGACCTGGTGCTGGACATCAGCGAGATTCTGCGACCACCTGAGCGGTTGACGCCAAGTGAGGCGGCGGCAAGATATCGACACCTGAATAACCCTGGCAGCTACGTCGGACCGTGGAAGAATGAAACCACCCCCTACATGGTTGAGCCGGTTGATCTGCTCACCAGTCGGGAATATGGGGCGATAGTATTCGTTGGTCCAGCTCAGTGCGGGAAAACCGACACCATCCTGTTAAACCCCATCATCTATGGTGCGGTTTGCGATCCGATGGACATG